CACCGATTTCGGCGAGATTTTGCCTTCTCGTGAATTAAATTTTACATTATACATCAAACCATTAAAGATGGGACGTTCGAATTACTAATTCGACGGTTTTATTTACTCATGGCTAGGGCTTAACGCCCTTTTAGGGGATTATATCCCCATTTTCCAAGTTAGATTCTTGGGATGTATTAGCTGCATTTAAGCTAAAATTTTAAAATTTAAGTGTCAGGAGAGACATCCTGATATTTAAAAACTTCTTATATAGTGTTTTACTCATTATTTCATTCGATGTTTGATATTCAAACACATCTATTGAGCAATTGCTTTTATAAGATCAAATTTTTTAATTTATTTCTGAATCTTGCATTTTTTGTTAGGACGATTAGAGGAACCTTGTTGCAAATGCACGTAAGTAGCTTCTCGTTATAATATGTAACCTTACATGGTAACGTAGGAGTGATGCCTCGCTGTTAGTTCATTTTCAATGAGTTGCAATTTACAGTTTTATTTTTTAAAATCACTGACATTAAGTAGTGTGGCACCCGGTTAATCCGTTTGCTCATATCTTAAAATCATTTGAAAAGATTATATCGATTTTTCTAAGTTTAACATTCCCAGAAATGTCATCTTTTTTAAAACAATCATGGAAAAGTTTATTACAGAATTTAACGATATGCCTCAGGCGAAAGTTGAAAAATATAAGTTTACTGATTGCATGGAAAAGCTTAGTGCTGATTTCATTGCATTCTCAGCTTATTTTGATTCACTGTCTGGAAAATTTTCAAACATGTCAGTTTACATTGATATGTTTTCACATTTAGTTTATTACTCATTTAGAGTATGTCATATGGAGAGTTTTATTGATTTTCTAACGACAACTCTTTATGTAATGGCCAATGTTTGTAGAGATATACCACCACTGAAAAAAGATTTACTAAAAAAAATAAAAAAAGAATTTTTTAAAAATATCAGAAAAATATTTAGTTTTAAGTCAGAGTCAGGTGACGTGAAAACCTATGGAACTTACAAAAAGTTTTCTAATGGTTTTCGTGTTATCGTGGGAAGCAATTTTTCCAAAATTTTAAGGAATTTTATTCTTAACTTAGTTGGATTGCGATTGCTTCCATTCAGCGTAACAGGTAGGTTTATAAAATTATTAGGTAAACCCGAAAAGAAGAGTTTACTAGATAATACAATAGATCTTGTAGGACATATAGATGACCTTATGGTCTATGCTGAAAAAATTTACCATAATGGTTTTTCAACCAGTGTGTTTTTAGAAGACTCTAAATATGCACAATTTATGGATAAAAGTTTTGAGTTATCTTCTCAATACAGTAATATTTATTACGGTAAGGAGAAGAATTTCCCTTCTTCTGAAGTGATGGAACACAGAGTCTCATCACAGAAATTTTTAAGGGAGCTTAAGATGTGCCTTTTGCAAGGTGAAGAACTTAAAAGGCGCATTAAAAATAATATGATGTTTACACGTCAATTTAACCAATGTAAGTCTATGTTTACCGACATGGTTACTACTGCTAAGGCTAAAACAAGACATGCTCCAATAGGTTTTATAATTTATGGGCATTCTTCGATAGGAAAAAGTAGTCTTTGCGAACATTTATATAAATTGTTTGCAAGATACAAGGATTTGGAATGGTCAAGAGATTTAGTCTTTGACCGAAATCCAAAATCCGACTACTGGGATGGATACGATAGTCACGCAAATTTGATTATTCATCTTCCAGAACCTGGAGCAGATGCTAAAAATTTGGTTAAAAATAAAGGTTGTCCAGTAACTAACGAACTTCTTTTGTTGTCAGATACGGCAACTTATGCTGTGAATATGGCGAAATTAGAGGATAAAGGTAAAGCTTTCGCTGTGCCTGAAATGTTAGTTATGGATTGTAACGACGTTAATATGAACTTGGATTTATTATTAAATAACCCTGCTGCTATACGCAGAAGATTCATATATGTTCACGCTAAAGTTAAACCTCAGTTCACAAAGGAGGGAGGAGTCTCTCTTGATGAGGAAAAAGTTGCTGCGGCGAACCTCACCCATAAAATGGATTTATGGGATATTGATATGTATAAACAAGTTCCTATTGATTTGGTTCACTCACGTAAGATACCAATCGATATGCCAAGTAAAGATATATTTGGCTTCTCAAGTACTTGTTTAAGATTATTCAGTGAGCATGATAAACATCAAATAGCTATGGAGAATGCATTATCAGAAGACATAGACAAATATATTTCTGCTGAATCTTTCTCTAGAACATTTGAAAGTAATTATGACTATCTCAAGTCATATTTACAAATTTATTTCCACTTATTTATAGTTTCACTTTATTTTAAATATTTGAAATGGAGGATATGGTGGAAATATGGGAGCAAAAATAAGAATTCATTTTTATATGCATTTTCGGTTGTTCCCCTAGTATGCGCGATTTTGCTATTTTCACTTAAAACTACAAAGTTAATAGCAGAGTCTGGCGCAGTGCAAAGTAGTGGAAACTTTAAAGGTACCGTTGAGGAAATATCCAGCATTGAGAAGAAATCTAAATGCGGGTTTCCAAAACGTAAAAGTAAAGTTTCAGGTGATAGGGATTGGACTAATACTGATACCTTTTCACCTAGAATAATTACAAGTTCACGTAATTTGAATGACCCTATTGAGATTACTAACACTATTAACAAAAATTTACGATATTGTAAAGTCTTATTGTCAAATGGTTTTACAATTGATACAATGGGATTAGGTCTTTATTCAGATTACATGTTAGTGAACACTCATTCTTTGCATGGTGCTGTTGGTTTAGAAGTTTCTTCTTCACCGACGCAAGCTAATTTTCGTAGTTTTCCACTGGATTATACTATGCTGCGAGATCTGGGTAATGATGTTACATTAATCAAGATGAAAAACATGATATTCAAGGATATCAGATTTGCTTTGATTGATGGTGACTCACCCAGACATAGTATACCTTCAACAATGGAAGGCTGTGAAGTGTTATCTAAATATGATGATTCAGTCATAACAGTTAAACATGAGGACTTGCTCTATGATCTTGAACATACATATAAGTATGTTTATGCAAAGCATAGAACAGGCCTTTGTGGAACACCTCTTATAGGCACATTTAACAATAGAACTTTTCTTTTAGGCATCCATTCTGGTACTTGTAGAAATTCTAATGTTTCTTATTCATCGGCAATATATGCTTCAATGTGTGTTAGCATAAATAGGTTTATGCCAATTCATAGTGAAGGAGCTATTCGCTTGCCTAAAGGGAAAACTATAACTAAAGTTACTAAAAAATCTCCGTTACTCTACGAAGATATAAGTGGACTTAATGTTATTGGTGCTTTATCTGACTATGAACATAGAACCATGAAAAGCAAATTAGTCAAAACTAAATTGCTTCCATATATAGAAGACATAATAGGCATATCACCATATGATGGTAATCACTTGCGGTACGATATACCAATGATGAGGTCCAAAATGGTGAATAACGAATACGTATCCCCATACAATAATTTTATTAAAAAAGTTTCGGTTATTAAGAAATCTTTAGATAATAAAATTATGGATGAATGTATTCGCATTTTAGTGGATCGTTTGAGTGAAGGTATTTCAGGAAACTTAAGTCCAGTGTCTTTAGATATTGCACAAAATGGTTATTCTGAAAATTTTTATTATCGATCTATGAAAATGTCAACGTCAGGCGGGCTCTTATATTCAGGTTCCAAAAGGAACTGGAGTGAAAATAAAGGTGATGAGTATTACCCTAATTCTGAAATAAGAGAGCAAGTGTGCGAGATAATTTCATCTTATCAAGAAGGAGAAACATCTAACACTTTGTTAGGTGCACAGCTTAAGGATGAACCCCGATCATTTGCCAAATGTCAGAATGGCAGTACAAGAGTATTTGCCATGTCGGGTTACGACGTTACACTGGTTAATAGAATGTATTTGATGCCCTTTTACACCTTAATACCGAGCAATTTCGAATTGTTTAGGGCGAGTATAGGCATTAATATGCATTCAGACAGAGCTCATTGGATGTTCAAGGATATAACAAGTTTTTCTAAGAACATTTTTATGGGTGATTATGGAGGTTATGATACTAATATGCCAGTTGACATAGGTCTTTCAGTAAATACTGTTATCTATAATTTTTTAAAAAACAAAGGTTATAATGACTACTCATTGAAAGTTGTTTCTGGATTATTAACTGATAATTTATTTCCTATATTATGTATGGAAGGGAATATGTTTCAAGTACCAGGCTTCCAACCCTCAGGAAAATATGCTACAGCAGAAGATAATTCTTTAAGAGGACTATTTCTATTGCTTTATTTTTTTGCTACTACTTATACAGAAGTAGGTGAGGGCTCACCATATCATGTTTCAAGTAAATTTACGATTGGTCAATTTTTTGAATTAACTAGGTTTCATATATATGGTGACGATCTCGTTGGATCGATATCTGATGAGATTAAAGAGGGGTTTAATAATATTACATATAGTAAATTCTGCAGAGAAGTTTATGGCATGAAATTTACTACCCCTGATAAAACTCAACACACTAAACCTTTTGGACATCCATCTGAAATTTCTTTTTTGAAAAGAAACTTCGTAATTCACAAAGACTTAGGTAGGTTTGTTGCGGTTTTAGAAAAGGAAAGTTTATGTAAAACTTTAACATGGACTTTGACTAGTAAAGTTGTATCTTTAGATACACAATTGGTTGAGAGTTCAGGTTCAGTTTATCGAGAACTTTTCTTTTGGAGTGACAGAGATGAATTTTCAAAAATACGAGAAAAATTTCTTAAATATTTAACTAAAATTACTCCTTTCACTCAAGAAGATTTAGAATCTTATTTTCCAGTTTATGATTATTTATTACATTATTATAAGGAAAATAAGTAGTTTTTAAAAGTTTTCCTACTTTAGGAAAGACTTGTGTAAATGAATTTACTGTACAAATAGAAAAATTATTATACCATATTTATTTTGTATACAGGTAATTTATATAAGCGGAGGGTTATTTAACCTTACTATCATATTTTCAGTGCCGTCTGGCGTAGTGCCGGAATAGGCAGAAATATGGGTATATATGTATACGAGCTTAACTCAGTTGTATACAGAATTTAAAGAGTTGCTACATACGAACATTTAATAGACACAGAGTATTATAGTAAACATTACTATGTCGATGTTGCTCTGTTGTTAAATATTATAAATACATCGATTGAGGATATTCTTCTTCAAATTAGAATGTTGGAATCTGAATATTCTTTGTCCTCTGACGCTGATTTGTTTTTGCTAGAACGTCAAATAAAAACATGGAGAGAGGCTCATATGCTTCGCGTAACTGATTTAGTTAAACAACGAAGAAAAGACGTTTCTTTTCGTGCAGAATCAGGTGAACCAAAGAATAATAACATTAATTCACCTAAAGTGATTGATGATATTAATATGTCTACTAATGAAGAGTTTGACAATGCAGGCAATGTTCAGGAAAGACCTTTGGCCCATGCCGGTGTAGAAACCCATCTTTCATTAGAGAAATTTTTTGAAAGACCTATTTTGATAAGTAGTTTTACTATTACACCAAGTTCGAACGCCACGTTTAGGATTAAACCATATAGTTTATGGTCTCTTGATCAAACTGTCAGAGCAAAATTGTCTCACTACTCACTTTTTCGAGGTGATTTAAAGATTAGGATTGTTTTTAATAGTACAAGACAGCATTATGGAGCTATGTTAGTCTCGAATCAACCATATGCTGATGCAAATAATACCTTGAAGTCATTTGATGATGGTAATGGTATAATTGGTAGTGTGGAATCTAGAAAGGCTTTAAATTGCTATCTATCTCAGTCTCCTGAGAGGGTGGTTCTTAAGTATGGAACTGATAATTCATATGAGATGGACATTCCTTTTATCTATCCAAAGCAAGCTGCAAGATTGCATAATGCTACTCCTAATACAGTTATTGCTTCATCTACAGAGTTCGATGAACTAGCAGACATCAGTACATTGTATTTTTCTCCACTAAATGCTCTTAAAGTTGTAAATGCAGATTTTTCTACTAATATCCAGTTTCAAATTTATGCAATGTGTGCCAATGTTACATTAGGCCCTCCTACATCTACTGATATTGATATTGCCGCTGAGAGTGGTGTTCCTTATTTTAATCCTTATATGCAATATTTTCAACCATATATGCCACAAATGCAGCAGATGGCAGTTAATAATCCTATGGTTAATGATGCTAGAGAAGCAGTAAAGTCTAATTCCACTGTAAATTCTATCAAAAATGCAGTTAGTGGCGTTGTTCCAGATGAATATGCCGATGAAGGTCCTGTTACTCAAATAGCATCTGCAGTAGCCAACATTTCTAGTAAAGTTCAAGACTTGCCAATTATAGGTCCTGTAGCCAGAGCTACAAATATGGTTAGTTCTGGTGTTGCAAAAGTTGCAAAAGTTTTTGGTTTTTCTAAACCTGTAAATATCGATCCTATAGCTCTATTTAAACCTATAGCTACCACTAACATGGCTTGGGGTTCTGGTAAAGATACTTCTATGAAGTTATCAATGGATCCAAAACAAGAAGTCACTATTCAACCTATGGGAGGAGAAGAAAGTATCGATCCGATGGCCATTAATTATATAACAAGTAGAGAATCCTATTTTGAAACTCTTACTTGGGACACCTCAGATGTACCTAGAACGACAATTTTAGGAGTTTTCCCCATTAGTCCTATGATATATGGTGGAGTTGGAGGTCAATATCTGGCTCCTACTGCTATGGCGTTTGCAGCTCTCCCTTTCAGACATTGGCGAGGGACCATTTCATTTCGTTTCGAAGTCATAGCTAGTCAATTTCATAGAGGAAAATTCATAGTTGTTTACGAACCCAATGTAGTTGACCAACAATTAATTATTGGCGATAACTCAGGCTCAGCTAAAACAAATAAGCTAAATCAACAATATCTTTATGTTATGGATATTGAAAAGGAACGTGACGTGACGATTGATATTGGTTATATCGGTGATACTCTATACAAGAGAGTTGGTGAAGATGCAGCAGTTCCATTGACTTACAAAGATACTACCACACCATATAACGAAAGACAGGTCACTGGATTTATCTATGTGAAACCATTAACTAATCTTACTTCTCCTACGGTTCAAGCCGGAGCAGGTGAAGTAGATATTAATGTTTACGCTTTTAGTGATGATTTAGAACTAGCTGAACCAAACAGACCTAGATTTAATCGTGACGTAGTTACTGCTGAATCCAAGGTTAATAGAAATACTTTTCAAGATTACGCAGAACAACGAAAAGAGGGAACTAACTTTAGAACTGGTCCTCGTGTTCTTATTAACAAAGTCAAAACAGATCATACTAATGCATCTAGTTATCATTTTGGTGAAAAGATTGTATCTTTTCGCCAGTACTTAAAGCGCGAGGAGCTCACAGGTGTTCATAATATTTCCACTGCTTCCGGTGGAACAAAATCCTTAGAATTTAAAATGTATCCTATTGACACACCAGATACTCTTCCACGCATTCAAAATAATGCAGGTACTTTGGACTCACTTACAGTTCCTTTAGCTGGAGACAACAGATTGTTGGATAGTTCAAATTCAGGTATTAATTTGTTTAACTATCTCAAACATGGATATTTGTTTTGTAAGGGTTCTTACAGGCATAAATTAGTGTTTGACAACAATTTGCAATTCAGAGGCAATATTAATGTTGCTCGAGATAGAGTAGACAACACTCGTGTGAATGCAGGAGACAATATTACTATGAATTTTGTCGGACAAAATGCATTTCACAGAAATATTAATGAATTTTTTGAAGTTGAAATTCCATATTATTCTTATAATATGTTTGAACTTGTTCATTCTTTCAAAAATTCAGATACTCCTTATTCTAGGATTTTCTCTGATTTTAGGGAAGGTTTTAGAGTGAGAATGGAATTAGAAAATACTAGCCAAGATTTTGAAGTATATGATTATACTCATTCTGGGGAAGATTTTACTTTTTTCAGATTTCAAGGCGCACCACATTTTAACTTTCAAAATGTTAATTATGGTGAATTTAGTACATCTTTTTCCTTGAGTTAATTTTTTTTTTTTTCTTTTAACGAGGTTTTCCCACGAAAACTTCGTGGGTTTTTTCCTTTTTTTAAACTCTAATCAGTAAAAACTGGGTCGGGCGGACGACTAAACAAAATTACAAAAGCGGATGCTTTTTGTAATCCGCACTTTTATGTATTGGACACATAATTGTATTCCGATTATCC